CAATTAATTTTTCCTTAATTTCGTCAATCTTGCGAGAGGCTTCGTCCTTGTCACCCAGCATCATATCAAGGATGGATTTGGAGTCTGCCTGCATAGCATTAAATACGCTCTCAAAACCTTCCTTGTATGCCTTGGCTGCGGCCTTGGCTTCAGCTTCTGCCTGCCGTTTTGCCTCGGCTTCTGCTCGTGCAGTGCTGGCCGCAGCACTTCTGCCACCTCCACCTCCGCCGGAACGGCCACCACCGCCGCCACCTCCATAGGAACGCGGGCGGAAGTTATTGGCACTTGGCAGAGATATTCCACCGCCACCGCCGAACGTGGCACCCCAACTGGAAGCAACTTCCGCATGGAAATTGGCACCAATACTGCTCAATACGGCCTTAACGGCGTTATACAATGCCAGTACCATATCAACTGCCGGCCGGATCGCTTCTACAACCTGGGACCCAAAACTCTTAAACGCACCATATACATCATTGATAATAATGATGATCAGCTTGAACATATCCAAGATACCACCCAGAAGTCCACCGATAAAGTCAAGCACCTCGCCGGCAATATCCCGCAGGTCACTGAATGCCCCGCAACCGTCTCCACGGATCATGTCGACAAGGGAACCAGTAAAATCAATGAGCTGCTGTACAATTTCAGACTGGTTAAACGCGTCGAAAATACCGTTACCGATTTCCGCGCACATTGTGGCCAGATTCCCGGTAACATCTCCCCAGGCATCGATGGTATTATCCTTTGACTCGGCCATTTTGCCGTCAAACTCATGGAGATATCCGGTCAGGGCGTTAATGGCATCTTGTACACCCAGCGAGCCGTCCTCCACAGCTTTCATAGCCTGCTCGCCATTCATGCCCATAGAAGAGAATGCCCTGTCCAGATCCACGCCGGCCATCTTCAGACCAACCAGCTGCCTGCTGGTCAGTTCACCAACGGCCTGCATCCTGGCAATGGCATCTACCAGCTGTTGTGCGCCTGCTTGCCCGGTTCCAAGCCCGGCAGCTGCATCAGCACACAACTGGATCAGCCCCGCTGCGTTCTGGGCAGAATAACCCATACGCATGAGCTGCTCACCCATGTTAAATACGGCCTGCTCATCGAAATTAGTGTTTCGATAAACATCATTAAACAAGCGGTACGCTTCAGTTGCCATCGCCACGCCGTTGGTCATCGCCGCCAGCTGCGCAATGCTTTGCTGCATCTGTGCGCCCAGGCTGACAACCTGACTGGCCATATTACCAAGCGCTGCAACTACGCCGGTGGTAACGGTAGCGGCCAGACCACCAAGCGCCACACTGAAAGCCGTGGTAAAGCCTTCGCTCATTTTGAACGCACTGGCTAATCCTCTTGCGCCCTTGTCACCGTCGGCCATCGCCTTGACGCTCTTCCGGATTTCGGCAGTGGTTTTTCCGATGTCTGTCGCATAGGACTTATTGGCAGCCTTCTGTTCGTTGATGCTCTGCCGGAGAGCTACCATAGCATCCCGCTGTTCCTTGGTGGCCTCGGTGCCTTCCTTGGTAGCCTTCCGCATATTATTCAACTCGCGGGTCATCTCGGCAACAGACTGCTGACCAGCCGCCAGGGCTTTATTAAGTTTCTCAAGGCCGTCGTTTTTAGCCTCTGTGGTCAGTGTAATTTTTGCATCAGCCACTGTCTCACCACCTTATAAACTAATATGCTTCTCTAAATATTCCTCAAGTTGCTGCCGGAAATAATCTTCAATGGCAGCCTTGTTGCTTCCAAAGTAATCGCCACGGGACGGGTATGACGGGCCTCTCTGCCCACGCCTCGGCCCACGGCCTCTGATGATACGCCCAAATGCGCCGGTGTTATACCAGCGGGTAAAGTAATTGGCATATATGTTGGTCAGAATGCTGTCGGCGTGGACATCATACTTACCCATCCGGATCTGGTTGCCGCCCAGCGTCTTTCCGCCGAATGCCGTCTTCGGATGTGTCCTGGCGATATAATCACGGGTCGCCCTTTGCGCTTCCCTTGCCGCCGCTGCCACGTCCTGATAGTACCCGTGGTCAATATAATCTTGTATTTTGCGGTTCAGCTCTTCTAACGTCATATCCAAAAAAAACGGGGCACCGTTACAGCACCCCGTTCCTCACCATTGATTATTGCGGTACAACAAACCCGGTTTTCTTTTCCGGTACGCCGGAACCGGAAGCGGTAAAGGACTTGGTAATCAGGTCCTCAGATTCCGCACTGATTTCCCACGCGGTCGGAGCAACAGTCAGGTCATAGTATTCCTTGCTGTCCAGATCCACGATGGCAATATTTAACAGTTTCTTTGCATTGGTAATACTATCGTCAATAATAAACTGCTCGATAGCTTCCTGCGCTTCATTGTCACGCAACATGATTACTTCTGCAGATATTTCATAGGATTTGCTGGTAATCGCAGCGTTCGGCCAGAGTCCGCTGTCTTTGGTCTGCTGGCTGGAAGCCTCGGCAGAAAAGCTCAGGGAGTTACTGGTCAGACCGCCTACCAGCGTCCATACAGGAGCCTGTGCGGTAGCGCCGGTGCCGTAGTTCAGATACATTACCAGCCGTTTGCCGGAAATACCAGTGCCGGCAGTATATGCAGGATATTTCGCTGCATCAATAGTAACAGCCATATTTTCACCTCATTTAACTTAATTGACTTACCCTAAAACTGATGTTGGTGCCGCCACTCTGCCACACTCCGTTGTCGGAGTATATCGGCAGGTTAACCCGGAGCGCTCCCACCGTCATGCTGATGAGCGCGAACCCTTCCGCATTAAGGACGGATTGTATCGCATCCGTACCTGCGTCACTACTTAAGTAGTTCAGCACCGCCTCCAGTTTCTGGGCAATGACCTTGCGGCCTTTGTAGTTGGAGTAAATCTCCAGCTGCAGCGTGCTGTCCCATACCGCCGCCGTTTTGTTCGGCGTGCAGTCGGCGGCAGCTGCGCCGAAGATACCATACGCAAATTCAGCCTGGTTTTTGAAATAGTCATCAATTTCATTGATGGGAACGGCAGAATCGAACCATTCTAACCCAATATTGTTATTGGTGTCGGACAGTACTGTATATACCGCTTTACTAATGGCCACAAAGGGGACTTTGTAGATCATATGATTTTCCCACCTCCATTGATCGCCGTTGCCGTGATCTGGATGTAAAAGGGGCTGCTCTCGTCGATTAAAGTCAATTCGTTAATCAGATAAGTGTAGCCCCTATATACCAGACGCCAGCTTGCATCAATGCCAGGACACAGGCTCCGGATATCCCGCACAACAAAATACCGGGTGTCGCTTGTCACATAGTCGCCGATGATTTGCTGCCGGGTCTGCGTTTTCTGCTCGACCATGGCAAACAATGTCAAAGCGGCCTCATATGTCGTGGCGGCAATGCCACCCAGCTCGTCACGCACCGGAGCAGAGGGGCGCAACAGCGTTATTCTGTTTGTAAACCTTCCGGGATTCCTGTGAAACATGATTTAACCTCTTATTAGGATGCGCTGATGGTAATTTTGGCGAATGCGCCAGCGTAGGTGTTGATGTCAGCGAAGCGGGCGATGATGCGAACCAGTACGGAGTTTTTCGCAAAACCGGCTTCCTCACTGGACATAATTTCCAGACCAGGATTCTCAACATGATAGATAGCGGAGAAGTCACCAACCACGATGGTGTCGTTAGCCAGGTCTTTAGCTTCGCAAACAACAACCGGAGCACCTTCAATCATCGGAATGGTAGCGTTGTTGGCGTCGCGGGCCAGCAGATAACGATTGTCGCCGTCTTTAGCCAGGGCAAGTTTTGCGTAGGTAGCCTGGTTCATAACAACATGAGCTTTGCCAGCGGAAGCCAGAGGCAGGCCGATAACAGCTTCTTTTACTTTGTCGATGGCAGCAGCTGCGGTAGCAGCAGTGATGGCGGTCAGGCCGGTGGTGGCAGCGGTCAGTACAGCGCCGTTTACAGTGTTCATGTAAACTTTGTTGAACAGTTTGCCAACAACACCCAGCACATCGCTGTTAGCATCCCAGAGCAGTTCGCGGGACACCGGAACGATAGCACCCTTAGAAGCCAGGGTGAACGGAACGGATGCGAACGCAGCTTTCTTTTCGGTGATAGCATTGTTTTCATCAAAAGCGGTCAGCACCATGGTCTGGCCATAGTCGATGGTCGGTACGGAACCGGTGCGGGTGCTTACCGGAATCACGGTGCAGATGCTGCGCAGGTCAGCAGCTACGCCATTGTTTTCTGCCAGGCCCAGCAGTTCGGACGGAACCAGAGCGCCGCCATCAGCAGTTACAGCGCCGTTGTTGCCGGCCGCAGTGTCAAAATACTTTTCAGTCAGTTCATCTTTAGTGCCACGAAGGAAGGATTTCAGAGCAGCCTTCATTTCCATTTTGTCCATAGTTTTTTCTCCTTTAATAACTTTTTTTGCGGAATCTTCCGCAGATTTAACAGATTTGTACTCATCCATGAGGGCCTGAAGCTGTGCGTGCTCGTCAGCCGTAACCTCAAGCTGATTATTGATTTTGTCTTTGATGGAAGCAGTCAATTCGTCAATCTCCCGCTTCAGTTCCATACTCTTGAGCATGGGCCTTACCTCCTTTAAGGATCTCGCGCCAATATTGCTGAGTGCCCTCATCAATTTCACCGACCCGTACATGCTTGGCACGATGCGCCGTCAGCCGTTTGTAGCTTGGCGCCTTCTTGCCATATGCACCCCGGTAAGTCGGTAAAGCGCAGTTTATAATGAACAGATCCTCCAGCCGTTCCTGCCGCCGGACATACCCTTCAAACATGGCGTCAATCTCCATGATGGTATATCCGCCGAAC